TTACTGGTCATCAGCGTATTTGTAAGTATTTTGCTACTATAACTGTTAGCAATATATGTGTTTATAGCTAATAAGGCAGCAAAGAATGTTATTACTAAGCCTGCCTTGTCTTTTATACGAGCTTCTCTATCAGATCGAGACAAAGGTTTTGGCGCATCCATCATAAACTCCTGCAAGTAGTTTAAAGTAATCTATTAGAGATTAAATAATTCTTTATTTATTAGATACTACTATAACTACAATACAGATAACTATACATCATTACTCTATAATTCCGGGGAAGGTCCTTGGGTTAAATTAACGGGAAGTGATAAAGTTTTGATTACCAGTAGTACACAAATGGCTTTTTGTTAGTATTTACAAAATCAAAATTCTCAAGATCTTTATTTCCGACTAACTTCTTTTCCAATACATGCTCAAAACATCTTTTTGGTTTATTCATAAGTAGCCGAATCCACCACATTGGCGTAGACATCCAATGCCATTCATTGTCAGAATTCTTTTTAACTTTAGGTTTATTTCTATCGTCTAAATTAAACTTGATTGACGCAGGGCGATCTTTAAATGTACGAGACATTTTATATTCTCCTAACCCTAAAAATAATTACAAAAAAGTGGCCCGACATGGCTGCGTTTGCATCGACATGGGTGAGGTATCATCTCGACAGAAAAGTGGCGTGGCGTGGCAACCTGCTATCCTGCTGGGGCAACCTGTAGCTAGCCAAGTAGCCGCGTCGTGACCACCCATTCTTTTCAAGTATTTTTGCAAATACATTATTATCATCTAAATGAGAACCTTGTGATAAAAGTTCATTTACACCAATTCTCTTAGCTTCATCAACCATTGCATTATGAAGTGTTATAACACATTTATATGCTGAGAAACCTTTTTCTGAGGAAGCATAATAAATTTGCTGAAGATGATTTTTAGCTGAATGTAATGGTTTATTCTTAATGCACAAAATCCATGCAATTATTTTATCGTCTTTTTTAATAACTCTTATAAATTCTTTCTTTAAATAGAATTGATATAAATTTTTTAAAGATTCATTTTTATCTACAAATGTAAAAGAGTGGTCGTTTATACTATAATAAAGATCAATACACTCTTTTAAGTCACTTAACAATGCTCTTTCTACTTTCATTTAAGTAGGTGCGATTGGCCACACAATATTAAATGGGTCTGCTTGATTGGTTATGTCACGCAATTGTTGACGATAATTAGCCCAAGCTTCTTTAGTGTTTAATGGTACATCAGGTAGTTGAGTCCAATCTGAATTTTGAAGTAAAGTATTTCGGAATTGCGAAATTAATTTCCATTGTTTTTCAGAATCAAGTATCCACGTTTTAGTATTATAATCAAAAGTATAAGATTCATTAGGCTTTGGAGGAAACATTACAGGCGTTTTAGTTGTAATGTCTACATAGTATTGAGAAGATGAAAAATCACCTTCTATAATACCCTGATGATCACCTACTTTTATATCACTTAATAAATTAGAAGATGATGTGATATTACCATCTATCTGTCCACTATCCTTATTGTATATTGTATAATTCATCTTCTAGTTCCTATTAAAACAAGTGACCTTCTTATTACGGATCCTCTTAAAGTACCAAGACCAGATATAACAGGCATTTGAACTTGCAACTTAAATGTAGCAGTACCTCCACCTGAATACTTAAAGACTTCAGACAAAACGCTGTCTCCCGTATTTCCGTAAAGAGGAAATACTTCAGTATTATTTCTTAATACTCTATAATAACCACCTTGAACATCAGTACTTGAAAAACCAGGTCTTGAAAATCTTATTGAAAATATTATTGTAATCGAATTGAATTCGCCGGTAGGATCTGGATCTTGAATAGTTAGGCTTGCAATATCTACCCAACCTTGAGTAGAATTAAAAAAGAATGTTGAGAAATCACTGAAAGATTCTACTTGAGTAACAGCTCCACCTACTATTTTTTGAGTAGTGATGGTATTACCTTGAATACTATTAGCAGATACAATGCCTGTAAAAGTTCCAGTTGCGCCTGCTATATTTGCGCCAGAAAGAGTTCCACTAAAATTGCCTGAAGCGCCAGTTATATCACCTTTAAAAACGGCTGAACCGTTATCTCCATTTAAAGTAAATGTAGCATCTCCAGCTGCATTGTATGCTACTATACCTTTAGTTGTAAATCCGATACCCTTACCACTAACTCTTACACCGTTAGCATCCCAGTTTAAATCACCCGTTGCAAATCCACCAGGACCACTTAGTACATTTCTAGCATTATTATCTAGTTTATTTGCGAGACCGTTTAGAGCATTTGTAGCGTTGGTACTAGCGGTATTAGCTGTAGATAAAGCTGTATTCGCAGTAGTATTAGCAGTATTAGCTGTAGTATTAGCAGTATTAGCTGTAGTGTTAGCTGTATCAGCTAAAGTGGCAGCATTTGTTGCATTAGTATTCGCAGTCGTCGCTGTAGCATTAGCTGCATTGGCTGTAGCAGTAGCATTTGTTGCATTAGTATTCGCAACCTCTGCTATTTTATTTAGTAATAATTGACGTTTAGTATAAAAATCTGTAAAATTCGTTCTTAATGTAGATCCTGTAATATCAGAGGTAGCTGTAAGACTTGTTAATAAAGGAGTTAAATAATCTATTAATGTAGTATATGAGTTATTATAGTTGGTATTTTCAGTCGTAATTCCGAAAGAGGTAGCTTGAGTGTTAATACTACTTTTTTCACTTACTATAGCATCAAATTGAATTTTAAGTTGCTGTTTCTCAATTGCAGTCAATTTATTATCTGAAGCAATATCATTTAGTAAATTTAAAGCAGTAAGAGCATTTGAACTAGCAGCATTAGCTGTATTATTAGCCGTGGTAGCTGTAATATTAGCTGCATTGGCTGTAGCAGTAGCATTTGTTGCGGCAGTACTTGCTGCATTAGCTGTAGTAGTGGCCGAATTTGCAGTTGTAGTGGCAGCATTAGCTGTTGCATTAGCTGTAGTAGCGTTTGAATTTGCAATTTCCGAAAGTTTATTCAAAAGAATTTGTCTTTTAGTATAAAAATCTGTAAAATTAGTTCTTAACGTAGAACCTACAATATCAGATGTAATTGTAAGATCTGTTAATAATGGTGTTAAATAATTTATTAATGTAGTGTAGGAATTGTTATAATTAGTATTTTCAGTTGTAACTCCAAAAGAAGTAGCTTGAGTATTTATATTACTTTTTTCAGCAACAATTGCATCAAACTGAATTTTTAGTTGCTGTTTTTCAACTGCAGTTAATTTATTATCTGAGGAGATATCATTTAATAAATTTAAAGCAGTAGTAGCATTTGTACTGGCAGCATTAGCTGTAGTATTAGCTGTGTTAGCCGTAGATAAAGCTGACGATGCGTTACTTACAACAGTTTCGGCTAATGTATCACCAACTAAAGTACCAGCAGGGGCGCCTTTAGTAGCGTCTTCTGGAGGTTTTGTACCAGTAATGGCAGAATAAGCAACTGAGTTTTGAGTAGCAAGTGTACCTAAACCACTAACAGCTGCAGCAGCTAAAGGTTGACTTGAATTTGCGTTAAACAATATATTACCATTTGCGTCTTTTATGCTAAGACCTTTAGAGTCTATTTTAGGAGCCGTTATCGAGTTGGCATCAAGTCTGTCAACATTAATAAAACCACTTGTTATTTTATCTGCTGATAAATTTCCAATTTTAGCATTTGCAATTGAACCATCTTTTATTCTTGCAACATCAATATAGACTACACCACTGTCTACTATAAATGGCTTTACGGTATTAGCTGTATTCCCAGGAGTAGCTATAAAAAATTTATCGGCATTAATACCAAATGTTGAATTAGCAGCGCCTGTTGCCGTATTTACAGAAGAAGCTAAAGCAAAACCAGAAACAATACCATTATTATCTACAACTAGTGAATATTCCCCTAGTGTTGTACCATCAGCACTAGCTCTGGTAGTCATTTTTTGTTGTAAACTAACACTAAGCCCATTATAATTAGATTGTAGCGTTGTTATAGATGATGAAAGAGAATTATCAGCATTTGTTCTAGCAATTACTTCATTCCTATATAGAGCATCTGCTAATGTTACTGATTTAGAACCTATAGCTATCCAATCAATTGCCCAGATTGCATATTGAGAATTATGTAAAAGTAATTGAATACCATATATAGTACTATTAACCCAATCTGAACCACCGGATGTTAAGCTAGACATGTCCCATTCAGCTACGAACCAATCGGTCATAGTCGAATTTAAAACAACATTTGGTGGTAATGAAATTATTTTTGCATAAGTGTTCATAGATGAATGAGATGCAGTTGAATATCTCATTTCACCCAAAAAAGCTATATTACTATCACCCTGAGTTCTTTTTAACCTTATTCTTATTATTGGGTAAGTACTACCGTTAAATCTTTCGGATGTTGTAAAAGTTTTATTTAAAGCTACAGTATATGTACTAAAATTATAAGCGTATACTAATAAAGTATTTGGTCCATATTGACTTGTGATAGAAAGAGAGGTATTAGAGCCAGTAAAACTCTCAGTGCTTGTATCGAAGTTATATATTAATTTATAATAAAAACCATCTCCATATTGTGTAATAGAAGGCAAGCTAGCACTCAAAGTAGTTATAGATGTAGCGTTTGCATTATCTCCAGCAATTCTTGCATTTACTTCAGTAGTTATATTGGCCTGCAAAGTAGTATCTGCTGCTTGTAAAGTACTAATATTGCTTGCAAAACCATTTGATTGTGTTGTAAGGTTAGATACTAGAGTTTCAAGACCTGTATTAGGTGCATCAATCTTGTCTATTCTAGTATTTAATGTAGTATTCAATTGGCTTGCAGTGATTTCTCCAGAAAGTGTTTCTAAAACTTTAGTAGCATCAATACCAGTAGTAGCGCTTAACCATATACTTTTATTTATAGATTCTACACCTTCACGACTTACTTCCTTTAAAAAGAAAATATAATTGGTGTTAGGATTTCCAGAAAATATATAATTATTAACATTACCTTGAACAGATGCGATTTTTACTACAGAAGCTTCCAAGACAGCAAGTTGTGCAACGGTATATCTTAAATAAACTTGGTATTTTGAAAGGTTACTTTGAAGTATTGGTCTGAAAGTTCTGTTGATATAAAAACTATTAGAATTATTGCCTAAATAAACAAAATTATTTACAGCAGCTGAATCAGCAGAAGTTACATCTCCAGTATTGTTTATATCACCTAAACGTCTAAGATTAAATAATTCCTTAAATATAGTATTTCCTGGCTCTTGATTTGTTGCAGCTTGAAGTATGCCTGTTATAATAGCATCCCAATTTTCTAGACTTTCGGATTCTATATAATAAATGTCAGTATAACCATGACCACCACCCTCAGTATAAGTTGGAATTGTCCAACTTAATTTAATAGAATTATATAGAGGTTCAATATCAAAGTTAGTTGGTGCAGGAGGCGGTAATGATGGATTTACAACAATATCAGATCTAGTTTCTTCTTTCCTAGACTGGACAACCACAGAATATTCCAGGTATTGTACTGGAGTATTATTGCCAGGTTTGTACTCAGTAACTCTTACTTTATAGTTTCTAGGAATACCTAGAAATGGCTGTATTTCTAGTATTGAGACATTGTTACCAGAAATTAATTGATTGTCTTGATACCATTGATAAGAAGGGTTTGAAAAGCCTCTAGGCACTGCAGTAAGCACTATTGCTGGAGTTGTAAAATTAGTAGTATAGGGTTCCTGAATAAACATCAAATGATTAGCAGAAATGTAAAGATCACGTTTATAATTTTGAGATATTTGTAATATACCAGTACTGACTAAATCAGATTTCTTACCAAAAGCTGTATAAGATTGAACACCGAAGGCAACGCTAGAATAGTTAAAAGCAGGTACTGAAAAATTAGTAAGATTAGTTCGACCTATTTCTTGATAAGGCCCTATTTGATTATTTTGGACTTCTGCTATGTATACTATATAGCCGGTTACCTCAGAATTTACACCGTTCCACGAAAGTTTACCAACTGTACCTTCTAATGTGGTATCTGCATTATTCAAAGATAAGTTAGTAGGAGCATCTGTATTAAAATTATAAATATTTGCAGGTAAAATTAATTGATCATCCTTTACATTCCAAGCTAACTGTGTCCAATCAAATCTAGTAGCGGTAACAGAACATGTAGCGCCATCTTCTAAGGATACTTCATCTATTCTTAAATATAAATTTTCTAAGCTAGCTCTAACACTGTCTAATCTTATATAATCACCTGGTTCCAAAAATTTATTTTTAATAATATATTTGAATTTAACGGAGATTGCGGATCTGCTAGTTCTAACTCTTTCTTCTGCTTTTGCTAATGCATGGTAATAATCAACTATACCATCCATGTTTACACTATCTTCGAGCTCAACACCATTATCTTGCTCTAAAAAATATGTATAAATAAAATTTAATTGGTTTTGAATTTCTATAGAATCATAAGCAATAGCTCTAGTAGACCAATATTCAATATTCGATGTTGTACCGTATAATCTACCGGCAACTCCTTGTAGACTCCCAGTATCATTACCGTATACTACAATTCGATATTTTGTATTTAGAACTAGCTGAATGTTAGCTAAAAAGTTTGTATTAGGAAAGGTAGCACTTAGGTTAGCAACTACAACAGGATCTAGCTCATTAGTTATATTATACAAAATTACAGTTATACTATCATCACCTGCAATTTCCAGTGTACACGAATCTGAGGCACTAGCAGCAAAAGCCCAAGACATAGGTGGGGTGTTATCTGCACCATCTGTTGCAGTACCACCCCATACTGCTAAATTATTGAGCAGTCTAGCTGTAGAGCTCCCCGTATCGTCCCAACCTGATTGTGGTTTATATAATTTGCCACCAATACCTTTAAATATTGTTCCAGAAACTTTAGGAGGCCAACTTGCTGAATCTTCTTTAAAATTTTCAGATTCATTGAAGAATTTAACAGTACAATGATTGAGTCTAGAATCAGTAGAAGGCCAATCTATTTGAATTTCTTCGGAATTTAATAAATCATCATCTGTAAGTTGTGCTGCTAAATTAAGATACTGATTTCCTAATAAAGAGCCACTTACAGTATTAATTCCAAAGTTGTCTGACGTAAATGTTGTCATTATACACCTGGATACTGCAATAATAATTTGTATTTACCTAAAGACCAAATAAGTCTTGCATCACCCATCGTGTTTAGCAAAACTTCTATATTATCTCTAATAGATTTCTCAGTGTCAATTACTACATTACATTCATATAATGGAATATTTCTAGTTGTTATATATCTAGAAGCATTAATTGGTTGCCAAATCTTACCACCAACTTTCATATTTGTTTGTACAATTTTATCACAAACTACTGATGCATTATAAAAAGATTCAAGATCTATTTCATTTAAATTTAAAGCTTTAGTGCTAATATTTAAAACAGGGTCTGATGTGTCTTCTAGTAAATAATCTAGCAGACAAAATGCAGGATTATTAGAATATTCTCTTACGCTATTAACTGTATATGTAAAATTAGGGCTAGAACCAGTCCTTGTTATTTTTCTTATTTTTCGACCTTCGATATAAAATGAAACTTCTGGTATATCGCTCGGATTGTCTCTATCGGCTTTTACGAATATATTTGCGTAAGCTAATCCTGTAAAATAAGATTTAGATCTATCTGAAAAATTTTTTAGTACATTGCTATTTGTACCACCGAAAGTGTGGCACTCAGCGTATATTGATTTAAAATCTGAATCTAAATATGAGCTACTATCATTTAAATCAAAGTCATAAAATTTATTTATAGGTCCTTGACATAATACTTGTTGCATTACTAAATATTCATTTTTGGAACCTTCTTGTGTTCCCGTTAAAGCATTACCAATAGTATTTATATTAGAATCGGTTTGAACAGTAAGTTCTTCTAAAGTACTTCTAGTTTGAGCCCATGCTCTTAACCCTCCAACTTTAGCTCTCCCATAGATTATTGGTACAGGTACTACTTCTGCTTCCGTTACAATATCAATACCTCGACGTGCTTCAGCTGCGGCTTTCATCTTAGCACGCATCTTTTTAGACTGTTTTATTTGATAGCTTACAGAGGCGGTTAAAAGTATAGCACTCACCAATGCAGCGCCTTTTAAGCCTCCTATCCAGGCTATGGTACCTACTACTGCAGTTGCAACCATTATACTCTGCCCCACTTAAATCTTAAAGTGCCAGTACCTTGTGATACTTGGTCGAACGAGGTATCATCAGATTTTATTTTTTCTTTCATAAAGGATTTGCTAGTATAAAAAGGTTTTACAGCATCTAAATTAGCTACTGGACTAGCACAAGCTAACTTATAAATAACTGCGCCAAGTTCTGAGGTATCAATTGAAAACGAACTGAAATCAATTCTACCTTTATACACTAAAAGAACTTCTTGAGAGTTTAAATTAGGTAGTTTAGTATCATAGTCTAGTAAAATTATGCCTGCTTCTACAGACATGCCAACTAAATTATTTTCCGATAAAATACCAAATTCATAATTAGGATCAGCAAATGTTATTGTATATTGTTCTCTGTCTACTTCACTAGAAATACGTGGTGGTTGTAGTTCAATTATTGGAGAATTTCCCGTGTAAGTCTTGCCATTTGTTAATGTCACATCCTTATTAAATGTAGATAGCCTTTTATGACTAGTAGCCCAAGAGTTATCAGAATAAGTTTTATATTCTATCTCAATTATATAGAAAGCTTCTACATTTTGTTTTGACAATGTATTTGATTGGAATGTTGTCAAGCTTATCATAAAGCCTCTATAAATGTCATTGTGCCCATTTCCATAAGAATACCATCATCGTAAACCATTCCTGATACAGAATCGGTGTCTACGTACACATTAATAGACATGTCTTTTATTTCTGCAAGAGCTTGTGGTTTATTACTGGCATTTCCTGGAATAGTACTGATCAAAGCCGGGTAAATAAAAATTGGAACTTCTGATGATATATTATCGCTAGTAGAATTTTGAGTCGTCATGTAGACTTTATTACTGTTAGGAAATTTGATAAAAGAGCCTTTTGAAATAAAACCTCTAAAACTAGCAGTTACATACGAATTACCCGATGTACCCATTACTAATACATTAGGTTCTTTTAAATCTAACTTTTGAATTGCTGAATAATTTTGTGGAAATCTGATTTTAATTGTTTCATGCTTACCCTTTGTCACTAATTCAACCATTAGATCTTCAGCATTAGATGATATTGGTTCAACGCCAGTTTCGATTTCCCAGCGTTGAACCGGTGAAGATGCTACAAATCTCTTTAGTGATAGGGCATCAGAAACAACAGAAGGCTTATTACTTCTTACAGTTAAAGGTACTGTAAATCTAGCTATAAGCTCATTATTGCTATTTAAGATGCCGTACATACTCAACCTCGATAATTTCTTTCTCTATTTTGCATATTAACTCCATCTGCAATTACTGGAAGCATTTTGTATATTTCTGATTTAGTTTGTCTACTTACATCGCCAGTTATATTGACATTTATAACTTGTTGATTCTTATTAGACTTAGCGGTATCAAATTTCATTGAACTTGGTGTTTGCATTAAATTTCCAGTAACTAATCCGCCGCTATTAAACTTAG